CTCAAGGCAATTTGGCCCCAACGACGGCGGAAGAAGTAGCAGTTCGCGATGCAGAAGAGTCTGATTGGGCGAAAGTCCACATCGAGCCTATCCCAGCAGCGCGTGAATCCACCACAATTACGGAAGACCAATTGGTCGGTCTTGTTTCAAGGAACTTGACCTATATTGAAACAAAAGGCGGTCAGACTATGAACGTACTTTTTATCAAGTCCAATTTGGCTCTTATTCCAGCACATATTCTCGAGGACAACACTGGGAAGAAAGTCAAGGATGAACTGATTGTTAAGTTCGTGCGATATGCCGATAACCTTACTAGAGGTACATGGCAAGCTCGCATTTCTAAATCCTATTCTTACAGAGTTCCTAACAATGATTTGAGAATTGTGTGGATTCCGAATTCGCCCTCTTTCCGCGATTTGACCAAATATTTGACTGATGACATTGTCACACGTAGTCTGTTGTGCAAATTTTTGCGGAAACAAGAGGATGCAACTATGAAAATTTCTGACGTCCGTTGTAAGCTTCACGAAGAAGGTTATGATTACACACTTGATTACAATACATTTTATGGATTGTGCGGCTCCGTTCTCATTGGAGCAGGCAAAAGTAATGTAATTTTGGGCATCCACACGGCAGGTCTAACTGGTATACCAGAAGGTCGATCGTCGTGGGTACTTAAACATTATATCACTGATGCCGAAGCCCATTTATCCAAGATTCCAGGATTTTGTCCTGCGGCTTCTGAGAGTAAAATGGAAACACTTGTGTATGAAAAACAATTCTTTGTGTCAGCCGATGTTCATCCAAAGAGTCCGACCAATTACTTAGATAAAGGGACGACTGTGCAGGTATATGGACAATGCATTGGACGTGCCACCGCTGTATCTTCAGTAGTTCCGACCGTCATTTCGGAAGTTGTCACTGAGGTTACAGGAGTTCCTCGCCAACATGGGCCCCCGAAGTTCAAAGGTCCAGATGGTAAGTCAGCTTGGTATCCTTGGCGTGAAAGTTTGAATAAGAGTGGGAAAACTACGATTGGTGTTCCTGGCCGCGCGTTGATTCGCGCTGTCGAGGATTATCAACGCCCTCTTATAGGACTTTTGCACCAGCAAGCCTGGTGGCGCACAGAAATCATGCCGCTTAGTAAGATACAGAATGTAAGTGGTATTGATGGCAAGAAATTTATCAAAGCCATGGCACCTAGCACTTCTGTGGGTTTTCCTTTGTCCGGTTCTAAGTCAAGTTATATGATAGATTTGGATCCAGAGTTATTTCCATCGCATTCGTGTCCGCGCGCAGTGGATGATATGTTTTGGAAAGAAGCTCAGAATATGGAGCGTAAGTATCTCCTTGGCGAGAGGGCTTACCCCGTGTTCAAGGGATGTTTGAAAGACGAACCCACTAAAGTCAGTAAGGATAAAGTAAGAGTGTTTCAAGC